TAAAAAGCCGTCTGGATATCGTTCTATTGGAATAACCAATGGGAACCTGTCGTAATATGGCAACGAATCTTTCGTCTTTGGATCATAATAATAAAAGTACATACGACCTATGATAGACTGATTTTTAAATCGTTCACGGTCACTCATCAATTGACCTTTGGTGGGTCTGAGTGCTGGAACTTTGGACCTTAGCCACGCACGTGCTTCACGTGAACGTGGAGCATATCCAGATTTAGCAAGGGATTCCTTAATTCTATCAATGAGTCGTTTCGCCATCTTATATTTATCTGATACCTAGGTGCTTTTCAGTCAAAATCTGAAACTGCCAACCGTGGTCTTTGCAGAACTCCTCGGCGGCATACCACTTGGCTTTGTTGATTTCGTATGTGATTGCTTCATGAAGATATGTCTTGGTCTTGCGTTTTTGCGTTGGTGGTTGAGTTTGTTTCTCTGGTTTGACTTCTATGACGTAGGTCATAACCGTGCCGTCCGCTTTACGCATCTTGGCGATGAAGTCTGGAAAGTAACGGTGCTTTTTTCTGTCTACTGGACTATAATAGGGTATGGACAGTTCTTCCGAACCCCACCAAATGACGTTCGGATTCTCATCTAAATAATTCATTACCTTTATCTCCCACGTAGACCTGTAGATGATGTTGTTTGCATCACCCTTGTACTTTTGCGGGTTTTTCGGTTTAAATCTCCCTTTATTTGACATAAATACTATCTAGTCAACGAATAGGAACTCCCATGGCATTTTTCGGTCTATCAGACATCACCATATCAAAAGAAGATAATAGAAGAGGACCTTTAGCACCACTGTTCACTACGGGTAGATTTGGTGGAACGGGTAATACTTTTCGATATCCTATAGACATTGGTAATTATGATAAAGCGCATTACATGATTATTAATATTCTCAGACAAAAGAATACACAGTATGAGGGCCTTGGAGTTCAACAAAATAATGTCAATCAAATAGGTAATTTTAAACCATCAACCCCAGGACAGCAGAGTACATCTTTTGCTTCAAAAATTAATGGTGCTATTGATAATGCCATAAACAATTTTACAAGTGGTAAGACTTTATTTGGCAAAAACATTTCTACCAGTTTTGGTGGTCCAACAAAACAAAGAGCGGCAGTAGACGTTGATCAAAATACTTACATTGATAAAGTAAAGGATATTGAGAATCAATCGTTGATTAAAACGACAGTTGAAACTGATGACACAATTGTTTTGTACATGCCAGACACTTTGCAGTATACCTTTGCACAATCATATTCTGAAGCAGCATTAGGTGATGAGATGGGTGGTAAAATAGCAGCAGCAGGTAAATCTATTTTAGAGGATTTGCAAAATGGTTTGGATCCAAAAGCTGCTGCTGAAAAAGGACTTAAAGGACCTGCTGCCACTGCTGCGATTCAAAAAGGATTTGAAGTCGCAGGTTCAAAAGTAATTGGTCAAAATTCTGCAAAAGCAGCGGCATTTCTAACACTCGGTGGTGTCAATAACCCAATGCTTGAAATGCTTTACTCTTCACCCGCCTTTAGACAATTTACTTTTGAATTTATGTTTTACCCACGTGATGAAAGAGAAGCATTGGAAGTTCAGAACATTTTGGAACGTTTGAGATTTCATCAAGCACCAGAAATTGATGGTGGCTCTGGTGGTTTACTTTTAATACCTCCTTCGGAGTTTGAACTTTCTTTTTATTACGGTGGTCGCCCTAATCCAAACTTGCCTGGTATTGGTCGTTGTGTTTTGACAAATATCTCTGTCAATTATGCACCTAATGGCTGGTCAGCATATGAGATGTTTGGTGAGAATGATCCCCGTTTAGGTCGTACAGGTATGCCAACTGCTATTCAACTGACACTTGAGTTTAAGGAAACAGTCATTCTTACTAAAGCAAGTATGATTCGTGGTAATGGTGGGTATAAAGGTTCTCAATCAGTTGGAGATAAAATACAGAATCTTACTTCAACGATGTTTGGGGGGAAAAAATAACTTATGGCAAAATATTTCAATTTTTTTCCAAAGACTTTATATTCTTTATCAAACAAATCAACTTCGGCTGATTCCATAACAAACATCATTGCACGATTTGGTTTTGAGAGTACATTAAAAGAAAACTCAAATATTTACTACCCATATGATATTCAAGATGGTGATACACCAGAAACAATTGCGAACAAATATTATGGTTCACCTGAAAGACACTGGGTAGTTCTATTATTCAATGACATTATTGACCCACAGTATGATTGGCCGCTTGATCAAAGAACGATTATTAAATACATTAACGACAAATATACAGCGAATGGTTCCGCTAATGTTACATCACAAACAGGACTTGCTTGGTCACAGTCCAATACAAAGTCTTACTACAAAGTAGTCACAAGAGTTACCAATAACGCTACGAAGAATACAATCAAAGAAAAAATAGAACTTGATGCAAACACATATGCTAATGTTGTTATATCAAACTCTACAAAAACACTTCAAAGCGGTACAGTCATAGTAGAAACGGTGAGCAAGGAAACAGAAACTTATTATGATTATGAGGTAAACTTGAATGAATCAAAAAGAAGAATTCGTTTGCTAAGGTCGGAAATTGTTTCACAGGCTGGTTTGCTTGATGAGTTTAAACGAGTGATTAGTTCTAAAGAATAAAAATGTCAACAGTTAATCTCCCAGAAACGCCGTCAAAGTTCAACCTTAATGAACTTGCTATTGTAACTAAAACCGGAAAGTTGGATATATCTAAACTGTTTCAAGAACTTAACATCTTTGATTCTCTATTGTCACCGGTGATGACGGGTGCCGTTGTGATTATTGACTCAATTGGTCTTTCTCCCAAATTATTGTTTGATGGTTCAGAAGTTCTTCTGGTAAACATTGGTAAAGATACGGATTCGGATGCCTTTAGATTAAAAAAAGCATTTAGAATATACCGTCAAACAAATCGTGCAGCCTTAAAACAAAATGCGGAAACTTACACTTTAGAGTTTGTTTCTGATGAATTTATTTTTTCCGAACAACAGAAAATAAACCAATCTTACAAAACAACTTATAGCGATGTTGTTAAGAAGATACTAGTCAATTATTTAAAGACTCCTGAACATAAACTAAACGGTGTTTTTCAAGACACAACGGGTATTCGTGATTTAGTTATACCAAATTTAAAACCCCTTGAAGCATTAGAATGGTGCGCCAAAAGAGCCGTAGATCAAAAAAGATCACCTAACTATGTTTTCTTTGAGAATAATTTGGGATTCAATTTTACATCACTTTCGCAACTTCTCACATCTGATACGTTATTTAAAATTAAATTTCCAGCCAAAAACTTAGAAGGTGTTCAAGCAAATCAAGAGTTGTTGAGCCCAAGACACTTTGAAGTTGTGAATCAATCAGACAAAATTAAAACAACAAGAGAGGGTGTGGCTGCCGGTACATTCATTGGTTTTGACCCAATTACTAGAACAATACAAAGTAAGCGTATTGGTTTTGAAGATCATTATAATGCCATGGATCATGGCAATGACACGGCTAACTTTTCACAGTCAAAAAATCGTGCGGGTGAAAAAGCAACCGAAGCATATGATTCTAAAAAAGTGTTAAACATTTTTGGTGCAAACATAAAAAACAGTGCTTACGTTAAGAAGTATGACCCAACTTCAATTTCAAAGATTGAAACACCAGAGGATTTTCTATTTGCACGAAAAGCAATCTTTGCTAATTTAATGAACAAACGAATTAAACTTGTCATGCCCGGTAACTTTCAGTTGACTTCGGGTTTTAATTTAAATGTTCGTGTGCCAGATTTTTCAAAAAAAGAAACTGGTTCTGAGAATGAAGACCGTTCATTGAGTGGTAAGTATTTGATTATTGCTTCAAGACATGTCATCAAATATGATATGCATGAAACAATTTTAGAACTTGCAACAACTTCAAACGAAACAGATTTTGTGCCACAGAGCGCACCAGAACAAAACAAAGCGGCAGAAAATTATGGAAGCTACTGAGAATAAAGATTTTGCTGGTAAAAACGGTTTCGTTTGGTGGGTTGGTGTCGTGGAAAAAATCAATGACCCACTCAAACTAGGTCGTTGTAGAGTTCGTTGCGCTGGCTGGCATACGGACAACAAATCTTTATTGCCAACAGATAATCTACCTTGGGCGCAATCATCTTTACCAGTAAATGCCAGAGACACATATCCACCCCGTGAAGGTGATATGGTATTTGGTTTTTTCTTTGATGGTGAAAATGCACAACAGCCTGTAATGTTGGGTGTCTTACCGGGCATTCCTCTTGCGGCTGCCAATGCACAAAAAGGATTTAATGATGCTAGAGTTTCTTCCGAACTACAAAGTTCACCAAGAACACCAGCATCAAAAACTTATAGTACAGATGGAAGCGGTATCAAGATTACAGAAAAATCTGCTGCTGAATCTTATCCAAGAATACTAGACGAACCAACGACATCACGATTGGCACGTAATGATGAGAACATGTCAAAGACGTTTGTACAAGAACGTAAAGATAATGTAGTAAAATCTGTGCCAACTGCTACTAGCACTTGGACAGAACCAACAACACAGTATGCTGCAAAGTATCCATACAACAATGTGACTGAAACTGAATCGGGTCACATTATGGAGTTTGATGATACTGTTGGTAAAGAACGAATTCAACTTGCACACCGCAACGGTTCATTTCAAGAATGGTTTCCTAACGGTGATAAAGTAGAAAAGATTACAAAAGACAATTATGAAATTGTGATGGGTAATGACCGTGTTTATATCATGGGTAAATGTTTTGTGACCGTGCAAGGTGATGCTGAGGTTTATGTGAAACAGAATGCTACGATTAAAGTGGACAAGAATGTTACAGCAACTATTGGTGAAAACTTGTCGGCAACAGTAAATAAAAACGCAACTTTAAAGGTAAGTGGTAATTTTCAGGCAGACATTGGCGGTACATGTAAAATAACATCAGGTGGTAATATGACATTCAAGGCACCCAGAATTGATCTGAACTAACATGGCACACGAATTTGTAATTCTTTTAAATGGTGAATTGAAAACATATACGAGGTATGAAGATATACCAGAAAAATTTGATAATGTAATTAAGTTTTTGCCTGAAATACCTGATGCACCACATACTCACGAACAACATGAGGAAATGGATGCTTGGAATGACAGATTAAAGGAATTGCTAAGAAGAGAAACGAATGACAACCAGTAATATTAGCATTATGATTTCTCCTGCTGGAGCGTCGAATTCGGATATACTTCAAACAACTAGAGGAATAAGAAGTGTAAATGCAGTGATAACTGCTAATGCAAATGTAGGAGAAATTTTACAATCCGTAACGGCAACAATAGACACATCGGAACCAGGAGTCAGAATCACTTCAGCGACAAATTCAGTTTCGATTGTGGGAACTTATGTTGATCCGTTTTTGGATTTTTTTACTTATATAGAAAGGGGTAGTAGCAATTTAATTGAAACACCCAAAATTGCTAGGGGTGCATCAAATTTACCACCCAATAAAGATTTTTATGAATTAGAACAGGATCAAAGATCATTATCTACGAGAACTTATACGATTACTGTTTCTACAAGTTTAGCAACAAATAATTTTACAGTTACACATAATATAATAAACGATTTAGATAGCATTACTACCTTTGTTGGTTCATACTACAATTAGGAGAAACTATGCCTGCTGCAACAAGAATTGGAGATGCTGACGTTGCCCACTGTTCTGGGATGGTAAGAGCAGCCGGCTCAGGAAACGTTTTTGTGAACGGAAGACCGTGGTCAAGACAGGGTGATGTGAACACTGTGCATTTACTGCCGGGTTCACCATGCCCACCACATGCTGCCGCCATATCTTCGGGTTCCTCAACCGTAAAAGTAAATGGTAGAGGCGCTGGCCGTGTTGGAGATGCAATATCCGGTTGCACTTCCGTGGCTGCTGGGTCAGGTAATGTTTTTGCAGGTTGAATAAATAAAAGATGTCAACTACAATCACATCTAACGAACCACAAATTCAAGTCGAAAGGTCTTATAAAGACTTGGATTTAAACTTTACAGTACACCCTGTCAAAAAGGATATAAGTCGTCATTTGAACGAAAAGGCGATTATTAATTCTGTAAAGAACTTAGTTTCGACCAACTTTTATGAAAGACCATTTCAACCAGATTTAGGTTCAGCAATTCGTTCTCTATTGTTTGAACCAGTTGATTCTGTTTTTGGCGCTTCAATAGAAAGACGGTTATTTGATGTTATTAATAATTATGAACCGAGAGTTTCAGTAGAATCGATTGTTGCGATTCCTGCTCCAGATGAAAATGGCTACAGAGTTTCAATGACTTTTTATATTGTTAATTTGCCTAACCCAATTACAATCAATTTCTTTTTAGAACGTATAAGATAAAATGGCTGAACCACTACAAGTTACCGAACTTGATTTCGATCAAATTAAACAGAATCTAAAGACTTACCTGAAGGGTCAGTCTGAGTTTACCGACTATGATTTTGAGGGATCTGGTCTGAGTGTTTTATTAGATATCTTAGCGTACAATACGCATTACAATGCTTATTATTTGAACATGGTTGCCAACGAAGCATTCATGGATACCGCTTTGCTACGTGATTCTGTTATCTCACATGCTAAAGTTTTAGGATATGTTCCTTATTCAAGAAAAGCACCACGTGCGACAATTAATTTTACTGTTAATACCAGCACCAATGTTGCAAGCACATTAACAATACCAAAAGGTTTTTCTTTTTTATCCAATGAAATTGATGGCGTCAGTTATAATTTTGTAACTTTAGAAGAAATCAAAGTAAACAAATCAAATACAGATTTTACATTTCTGAACTTGTCATTATATGAAGGTCAGTTAGTAACATATAATTATACTTACGATCAAACAACAAATCCGAAACAAATATTTTCTTTACCAGACACAAACGTTGATACATCCACTTTGTTTGTCTCTGTTCGCAATTCTATTTCAAATACAGACTCGGAAGTCTATACATTGGTTTCTGATGACTCAATCGCTACAACAACGTCTTCGGCTTACTATTTACAAGAAAATAGAGGTGAGAAATATGCTATCTATTTTGGTGATAATGTGATTGGTAAAAAATTACCTAATGGTGCAGTGGTCAGCATTACTTATTTGATCACGAATGGCACCGGTGCAAACAAAGCAAATAATTTTGTTGCTACAGGTTTTCTTGCAGATTCTTTAGGCAATTCACAAACCGATTTTATAATTGACCCAGTGAGTGAAGCCGCTGGTGGCGCTGAAAGAGAATCTGTAGACAATATTAAGTTTGCTGCGCCTTTACAGTTTACAACACAAAACCGTTTGGTAACGTTTCCTGATTACGAGGCTTTTATACAGAAAAACTATCCAGCAGTTGATGCTGTTTCTGTTTGGGGTGGAGAAGATGAAACACCACCCAAGTTTGGTGTTGTTTATGTTTCGCTCAAAACAAGAGAAAATTATTTTTTGTCGGACACCGAAAAACAACGTATTATTGATGAAATTATTAAACCAAAAGCAATTGTTGCAATTCAGACCGTAATACGTGATCCTGAATTTTTATATTTACTTGTTTCACCAACAGTCACATATGATGCTAGAAAAACTTCACTAACCGAGCAGCAATTAAAAGCAGCAATAAGAACCGCAATTTTATCATACAAGACAACTAACTTGGACAAATTTGATTCGCAATTTATACTTTCAAAAGTTCAAGACACCATTGATTCAGTAGATACAAATTCTATTATAGGTTCAACAGTATTAGTTCGTTTAGAGAAAAGATTTGTACCAACTTTAAATGCATCCACACCATACACTATTAACTTCAACTCTTCATTGCGTAGGGGCACAATTGGTAACAAACTAACTTCAACAACTTTCACGGTTACAGATTCTAGCGGTGTTGACCGTGAAGTTCAATTTGATGAAATTCCACAATCTTTTTCTGGCATTTCGTCTATTCAAGTTACGAATCCTGGTGCAGGATACACTTCTTCACCAATAATTAAAATTGAAGGTGATGGTATTGGAGCAAATGCTTCGGCGGTTATTGTTAATGGTAGAATTCAGAGTGTCGAAATAACAAATCGTGGTATTGATTATACACGTGCTATTGTTACTATTAGTGGTGGCGGGGGTTCTGGTGCAACTGCTTCAGTAGTCATTGATGGAAGAACTGGTACAATTCGTACGGTTTATTATGATTCTTTTGCTCAAAGACAGGTAGTTGATGAGAATGCGGGAGAAATAGATTATGACGCTGGTATTGTTAAAATTTCAAACATCAATATAAAAGGAACACAATCTGTTGATGGTGATGTTCGCATTTCAATTGAGTCGGAAAAAGGTATTATAAGTACACAGAAAAATACAATAATCACGATAGACCAAGATGATCCAACATCAATTAGTACAACGTTAGAAACTGTATAATGACAGTAGATTTAAAAACATCGTTACTTGTAAATCGTCAAGTACCAGAATTTATTCGTGATGAATATCCAAAGTTCATCACCTTTTTGGAAGCATATTATGAGTTTTTGGAAACTCAGGCCAACACTGCAATTACTTCCAACAATCTGGTCACAACAGCAAAAACCTTAAGAAACATTAGAGATGTTGATGATTCTTTGGAAAGATTCGAAAAGAATTTTTATAATACGTACGGCGCATTAATACCATTAAACGTACAAGCAAACAAAGCACTGCTATTCAAACACCTCTTGCCTTTGTATCGTTCAAAAGGTTCTGAGAGTTCATTTAAACTTTTATTTCAACTTGTTTTCGGTGAAGATATTGATGTTATTTTACCAAAAAACAACGTTCTTCGTGCATCTGCTAGTAACTGGCAAGTAGACAATAAGTTAAGAATCAATCCCGCTATTTCCAGTCGTTACATTGGTAATGGAACAAATAAAACTTTTTATTTGGCACAAATATCGGGTGAAGATGAGATAACTATTTTTGTCAACGATACACTTAAAATACCTAATGTTGATTATTTTATCAATAGAGAATATCGTCAATTAAACTTTGTAAATGCGCCTGCTGATGCCGCAGAAATATTGGCTGTATATGAAAATTTTGACATAACACTACTAAACAATCGAAAAGTTACAGGCATCACTTCACGTGCATCAGCAATTATTGAAACCGCAAGTAGAAGAATTATCTCAGATACTCTTAACTTGGGTTTACCTATTGAACTTTTAATTAATTTAAAATCTCTGAATGGTAATTTTTTAAATGGTGAAATTGTTACGATACCGATCAATGATGAAACTAATAATCTGTCAATTGATATTCGTGCATCGACCTTCTCTATCGTAAGAAATTTCAATTTAGTCAATGCAGGAAACAACTATAGCGTAGGTGATTCGGTTTTTGTATTTGGTGGTAATGCATCAGTTAATGCCTTTGGTACAGTTGAGAGAGTCATTACTGGTGAAATTGATACTATCAATGTAGTTCATGGTGGCGCAGTATTTACAAACGCATCACCAATTTCTGTTTATGGTAACAGTTCATTCACAACGATGACTGTTGTTGTTGATAATATTGACACATCTGGTGCTAATGCAGCCAATTCATTTAAGGTATCTCCAGACGTAATATCAAATTTAAGTTTAAATGTTGATGGTACTGTTTACGTAAATAGTTCAAATTTTGGTGCAGTGTTTTCAAAATCAAACATAAGTGCTGCCAATTCAATTAATAGTGCCCTAAACTACGTCACACTTACTGTGGGTCCAATTAGTAATGTCAAGATTCTTTCTACTACGGTACCACTAACAGAAAAAAATTCAACATTTTTGGATGCTGCTGGCGCACAGTATGCAGCAAATGCTCCGTTTCGTTATTCAAAAAGTCTAAAGTCAATTGGTCGTTATCAAATTATTGACGGTGGTTTAAATTATCAAATTGGCGATGAAGTTGTTTTTGGGTCTAATCCTCCCGGCACTTACGGTCAAATGGCTGCTGCTGTTGTTGGTAAAATTTCCGTTGGTGGTGCAATTCAAAGAATTGATTCAGCCAATGGTCGAATTCGTGGTGTTGCTGCCGTTGCTGCTGCGTGTAATGAAATTACTGGGACTGGAACTTTCTTTACACAAGATTTAAGAGTTGGCGACAAAGTTGATATTAACAATGAATCGAGAATAGTATCTAGCATTACCAATGACAATTCGGTTACTGTGTCTTCAGTCTTCACACATACAGCATCAAATAAAAAAGTTGGTGTCTTTGATCGTTGGCCATTGGGTGGCTATGGCTACACACAAGGTAATTTTCCAATTATTTTGGTAAGTTCGAATACAGGTTCTGGAGCCAATGTTAAAATTGATTCATTGATCGGTGATGGTGAAAGATTGATTCCAACCGGTTTTACCGCTAACGGTCAAATCGTTTCAATTAAAGTCATTAATCCTGGTTCTGGTTATGAATATAATCCTACTGTGAGTATTGTTGGTGGTGATGGCACCGCAACAGCCACAGCAGAAATTGAACGTTCGTATGCTTCTGCACCCGGTCGTTGGACCACATCAGATTCTATTATCTCTTCTTTTGAAAGAAAAATTCAAGGTGAAGACTACTATGTTGATTACTCATATGTAATTTCTTCAAAAACAGAATTCAGCAAATATAAAACAATGCTGAAGCAGTTGTTGCATCCGGTTGGTATGGTTAACTATGCTCTGTTTAATAAAGAAAATGTTATTGAACTCACTGATGTTTCTGTTCAAAGTTTTGCGGCAAACACGATTGCTGGTACGGTTAATGTTGGAAATGGTAGAGTAGTTGTTACGGGTAATAGTACAAAATATAATATTGCAAACACAAGAGGCATTTTGTCACTGGGTTCTTTGATTGCTGTGAATGGTGAAATAAGAAAAATTAATACAATTGTAAGCAACACATCTCTAATCACAACATCAAACATTTCAAATCTACGAATTGCAAATGCTGGTTCCGGTTATTCAAATGGTTATTTGACCTTTTCAAATGGTGGTGGTCAGATCACAAGTCTCACGATTACTGCAAATGGTTCTGGTTATGAAGACGGTTTCGTCACACTTTCCGGTGTAGATGAAGCAATACCTGCGGTTGCAAGTATCGAAACACATGCATCAAACGGTGCAATTAAAACTATTACGCTGGTAAGTGGTGGTTTGTATTCTAATAAACCAATTGCAATACCAGACAGCAATCCACATCGTGTTGTTTACGCAAACAGTATTGACATAATAGTTCGTGGTGAAGGTTATTCAAATGGCTGGTTAGTGTTCTCTGGTGGTTCACCATTAAGAGAAGCAAATGTAAGATTAATTGTTCACCCGAACACCGTTGTCAATACTGTTGAAGTAATCGATTCTGGATTATATCAATCCACTCCGACTGCTAGACCAAACACCAATGCGAATGCTGTAATTTCTTCGGTCACCGTGACAAGTACGGGTAACGGACACTCAAATGGTGTTCTTGTAATTTCTGGGGGGGATCCAAGTCGCCCGGCGTTAATTCGTGTTGAAACATTCCCACAATTCTCTGCTCAAGTTAATTCGATTTCTGTAAATGCGTTTGCATATGGAGTTAATAGTTTCATTCAATTTGTTGGTGGTGGTGAAGATAACATACCCGCAAACGCTAGAATATACGTAACTACAGAAGGACTTGTACAAAATGTTACTCTATTCAGTAAAGGTTTGTATAAGGGTACACCAATACCAGTAGCAAATGTTGGTAACGCCTCATTTATAATGCAGATGATCCCCCTGGATGGTCAAGTTCGCAAAATAACGATTGTCGATCCTGGTTTATATGCTAATGGTTCTTCACCCACGGCTGTTTTGAATAATTCACCCAACTCTGTGGTATCAATAACATCGAATACCGCAGAAAATATTTACGCTGGTGTGGCTCTTGCAAACGGCAGATTCGTATTTACTGGTGGTATTGCTGTAAGAGATGCCATAGCAACTTATAATGTGTTCCCGTCAAATGGTGTAATTAACATGAACTCCATTTTGATTGTGGATGCGGGCTTATATCGTATTCCACCTTCAAACGTTACGCCAAATATTACTCCAGTTTCTATTACAGAAGTTCGTCCATTAATTGGTGGTTCAGGATATGTGAACGGTAATATCGTATTCTCGACCACACAATCGACGGCCAATCTTGTGGCGAATTGCACAGTAGAAGTAAATGGCGCATTCGGTGCAATTGTTAGAACAACTATGCGTAACGTTGGACTGTATGCTAACGGTGCAGATATTATTGTTGTGGGTGTTTTGAATCCTGCTACGAATACGTTGCAAACGCCAACAACGGTGGCATCTTTCGGCATAGGATACAACGCCAACACTGGAAACGTGGCTAATTTGACACTCACAACAACCACAAACGTTGGTCAAACTGCTACTGTAACACTTACAGCGAACAGCAATTCATACACAAACGCTGTGTTTACGATCACTCCTGTTGCGAACGATCAAACGAATGCTGTAATCACTGTTGGATTTACTGGCAGAAACACAGCAGCCAATGCACTTGTTGAAGTTTATCCTGGTAATGGTGCCATCCGTAAAGTCACACTAAATAGCAATAGTGTTTTACAGGGTGTTGGAGAATACTATTACACTCCAGATGTTGCACCTAATAGTGCTGGTTCTGGTGCCGTCATTACACTCAATCCAGTGTCTTGGTATCAGACAGCCAACGCACAAACAGCAATCATATTCAAGCAATAAATATAATTTATGACTTCAGTTACATCTAAAAAAATACCATATATCTCTGCGGTTCAGTTCAAAGAATCTTTTTTTGAACCTGCACCTGAGATTGGTTACGTTTTTGTTGGCAATCATTTGCCATATGCAAATGAAAGCAGCCCAAATCCAATCGTAGATTCAGTCAATGATGAGAAACTTACATGGGAAAATATAATTGCTGCCAAAAAAATTACTGGTAATGATGTTGAACTTGTTATACCTAAGTTATCTTGGACAGCAAATACAAAGTACAAGCAATATGATGATTTGATTGACTTAGATGAGTTACTGACGGGAAACAACTCATTAAATGTCAAACCGATGTATGTTTATACATCTCAGCGTAACGTTTATAAGTGTCTATCGAACAATTCATCTGCAAATTCCACTGTAGAGCCTACTGGTGATTACACATCTTCGAATGGTAACATTGCAACTTCTGATGGTTATATTTGGAAATACATGTTTAATGTCAAACCATCAAACAAATTTTTGTCCAGTGATTGGGTTCCAGCACCAACAAGTACAAGTCAATTAGACTATAACATAAATCCGATTGGTGTTGTCAATGGTGAACTTACGACAATTGTTGTTGAAAATACCGGCTCAGGTTTTTACGAAAATAATGTAGCAGTTATACCTATTTTTTCTACAGGTTGCACAAGACTAAATTTGGCCAACACAACAAACGTTGCGGCCAACATGTCAGTTTCGGGTACAGGAATAGCACCTGGTACATTTATTTCCAGAATAGACGTACCTAATAATAACATATTTTTATCCACCGCAACAACTGCTGCTGGTGGTGGCAACACAACAGCAAATCAAATTGCACTGACAACACGAATCTTTATTGATGGTGATGGAACGGGTGCTGTGGCTGCTGCATCGATTAATGCAAATGGGTTTTTAACTAAAGTAACTGTAACTACAATTGGGATTAACTATTTCAGAGCCAATGCTTTTGTTTATGGCACAGGCTCAAACGCATCCATTCGTGTAATTCGTGATATGAAGTATGGTCATGCTTACAATCCTGCTAGAGAATTGGGTTCGAACAGTGTTATGGTGGTGTCAAGAATTGGTGAAATTGATTCTACTGAAAATGGTAAAATACCAGCGAATACAACTTTTAGGCAATATGGCATTTTTGTAAACCCTCATAAATATGGTGAATCAACTGTTGTATCACCCGCTAACGCCAGTCCGGTTGTTTCACAAGCGACTGTTTTGACATTAACTTCTGGTTCAAATTATTCTATTGATGAATTTGCATATCAAGGTTTACCAAATGACACTACGGCAGCAAATACAATTGCACACGGCTCAGTTTTAGATCAGTCGTTTGATCGAGTCAGACTTACAAACGTTCGGGGAACATTTAGAACAGGTGTATCTCTGAGGGGAGCAAGTTCTGGTGTTTCGGATCGTTTAATCGTAACCATACAAAACCCAGAATTCGAACCATATTCTGGTGACATTCTGTATACAGAGAACGCTACAAAGATTACAAGAACTGAAGGTCAGGCTGAGAATATCAAACTTATTGTTAGATTCTAAAGGTTAATAAATGGCACTAATTACAAATTTTAATCAAGATCCTTATTACGACGACTTTGACGATGATAAGAATTTTTATCGTGTATTATTCAAACCAGGTAATGCTGTTCAAGCACGTGAACTAACACAACTTCAAACGATAATTCAGGATCAAATTAAAAAATTTGGTGACCATATGTTTCAAACCGGTTCAATTGTTTCCGGGGGTCAAATTGTAATACAAAACACTGCTTATATTAACATTGCTTCAACATATTCAAACCAAGATATTTCTTATATTAACTTTGACAAACAAACAATTCGTAATGCCGCAAATACAAAACGAGCATATGTCTTAAAGTCATATGGTGCAGACTCGACTGCTGGTCAGCCTATAACTTTTGTTATTAATCAATTATATGGTGATCCTTTCACTGTAAATGAAACCATTTATACTCAAAATACTGACCCGTCTGTAATTACATATTATGCTAACACAGCATCAGCAAATGCTACAGGCAATAATCAATCATTTTCAGTTAATGAGGGTGTATTTTATTATGATGGTTTCTTCGTTAAAACGCAACCACAATCGGTTGCGGTAAACAAATACACCCGTCAGGGTAATTCTATTGTTGGTTTTACTGTTTCTGAGGATTTGATTGACTATACGGAAGATACAAGTCTTCTGGATCCAGCACAAGGTTCTTCCAACTTTCAAGCACCTGGTGCAGACCGTTATAAAATTTTAATGACACTGGACAATCGTCCTCTTAACAGTATCGACTTAACGAGATTTGTTGAGTTAGCGATTATTGAAAACGGTGTACCTCAAAAAGTTGTACAGACACCAATTTATGCCGCTATTGGTGATGAATTAGCACGAAGAACATCAGACGAATCTGGTGATTATGTAATCAAAAATTTTGCAATTGCGGTTACAGACAGCACATCGAATTCTGCATTTGCTAATATCAGTCTTTCATCTGGTAAAGCATACATTAAGGGATACGAATTTCAGACTGCTGCACCTACTATTTTTACCATAGCAAAACCTAGAACGACGGAAGCGGTATCAAATCGAAGAATCGGTACAGATTATGGTTACTACGTTTTTGCGAATGGCATGTACGGCAATTTTGCTACGAATCAGTACGGCACAGTCGATTTATCGTTATTAAATGGTGGTTTAATAACGCTTTATAGAGGGAATCTATCGAACATTGTGAATACTACAATGGGTACCGCAAAAGTTAAATTATCCACATTCTATAGTGTATCGGGTAACACCGCCGAGAGTAATAACTACATTTATAAAGTTTATCTAACAGACATTAACACAACTTCAATTGGTTCAAATAGTGGATATGGCATTAATGCTACCGGTGGATCAACTTCGACTATTGTATTCCCGGATGGTTTCTGTTCAAACAATGACATTTACAAGGGTTTAACTTTAAGAATCGTTGGTGGTGCGCCCAACGGAAATCCAGGAGATAACGTATCGAGAGTTATTACTGATTATGTTGGCTCAACAAGAACTGCTACAGTTGACAGACCATATTCGGTGGCAGTTGGCACAGGACATCGCTTTATTTTAGATACACGATTTGATTCAGTAGAGGCATTGCTTGTCAGATCGGGAGCAAATATAGTTGCTTTTGCGAATATTTCACCACTCTCTAAAAATGAAACAGTTGGTGCGCCACCTACATCTATCGTTACCACTGGTGGTTTGTATCAACCGGCAACAGTACAAGAAGCCAAAGCCGAACCTCTTCTTATTAGAATTGGTGAATTTAATATTGCAGATAACACTATATCTGATTTTTCATATTCATATAAGAGACTATATCAGACCGTAACGTTTACTGCGGGTGTGTCACAAACCCTTTCACTGGGCACTGGTGAATCTTTACAAAGTGCAACGACCACTGATGCTAAACAGAGATATTATCAAATTATTCCAACTGCATCTGGAACAAGTTGGTATCAAGTTGGAAGAACTGTTCCCGCTGAAAACTTTACTGTGGATTCGTCGGCAAGAACAATTTCCGTAACAGATGGTGCAAATATGACAGCGAACATTTATGCTGTTGTGAACGCATCAAATCCAACTTCAAAAACAAAAACATTTATTAAAGCAAATACAACGCTTGTTGATCCAACATCTGGTAATCCACCTACGTCCGTTTTCGGCACAGGAGGTGGTTCCGGTAATACGACTGTTTATATTGCGCCGAATGATGGTCAAACAATTATTGCAGAATCGTTTGTACAGAGAAGAGCAGGTGTACCACAATATCTGTTTGTGACCGATGTTTATTCGATTAATGCAATTTTTGATTTTAATGGCACAACAATAAACACCACGAATTATAATGCCCTTGATAAATCAGAAGGATCTTCTGCGAATGTGACATCTCGTTATACATTGAACACCGGACAAAAAGATTCTTATTATGATTGGTCCTCAATTGTTTTAAGACCTGGACAAAATGCTCCAAGAGGTCCTTTGCTCGTTCGCTATAATCGATTCACATCAAATGGCTCAGGTTATTTTGATGTAGATTCGTATACAAGATTAGGTTCACAAGAAAATGGTGGATCTGGAATCGACTATGGACAAATTCCGTCGTTTACAGCACAAGAAGGAACAACAATTCTTTTAAAAGATTTTTTTGATTTTAGACCGACTCGTCGTGATGCGACTTTACTTTCTTATGCTAACAATTTTATTTTGAATGTGGATGAAGCAGTTCTTGGTCCAAAAATTTCTGAACCCGGATTAGATATTGTTACGGACTATCAATATTACTTACCAAGAATTGATCGTATCGTTCTGAATAAAAATAGAAATTTCCAAATTTTACAGGGCACACCTTCACTAACTCCAGTTGTTCCGACTGAACCAGATGATTGTATGACGCTGTATATTTTGTCGTACACGCCATATCTTGCGACGGCAACAACAACTTCGATACAGTCAATCAGTAATCGTCGTTATACGATGAGGGACATTGGAAATCTAGACAGACGTATTCAGAACCTAGAACTTTATACATCATTGTCAATTGCTGAACTTGCCACAATTAATAAGAGTGATAAAACAATTCGAGATTCTGTTGGCGTATCTAGACCTAAAAATGGCATCTTTGTTGATTCGTTTGTTGACAGAGATGGAGGAAATATCATAGCAACAGATTTTAATGCTGCGATTGATATTGTAACTCGTACTTGCCGTGGTTCATACAATATTGCCTCAACAAGAGTGTTTTCAAATAATTCAACAGCAAACTTTAATGTTGAGGTGAATGGTCCGCTGATGATGCTTGCTTCTTCGACTACAACTTTTGTGTCGCAGAATAGAGCATCTAAGACAATGAACATCAATCCATTTAACATTGTCAATTACATTGGTACAATTAAACTGGATCCGCCATCTGATGTTTGGAAATCAACAACACGTTTAGAAGCGCAAAACATCGATCTTTCCGGTGGAGAAGCGGCACGTGATGCCTGGTCATCAATTCAAAGCACAACATGGGGTGCATGGAACACTCAGTGGACAACGACTGAAGAGATTATAAGCCGTGGACCTCAGATTGGTGGAGTACAAAATACGAATCAAAGATGGTCGGGTAACTTATTGTTGGCTGATCAAGAAAGAACTTTCTTGAATACTGTAAGAGAAACGCAAACATTAAATGCTTCACGTACAGGTATTCTTGCTCAAATTGTTCCTCAATCACTTACACAGTCGTTTGGAGACAGACTGATTGATTTAAGTATTGTAAGTTACATGAGAGAAAAGAATGTTCTTATTACTGCTGAAAAGTTTAAACCGTTCACAACACTACATGCTTTCTTCGATAATGTGAGTGTTGATGATAAGATTGCTAAGGTAAATCGTTTCAAAATGTTTGAAAACAATCTGAAATATCAGACACAGTTTTCAAATTTTGAGACAGTTACTTTTTATCAAGCGACATCAACTACATCTTTAGAAAGTACAGATACTGTAATTGGAACTGGTGGTGTAACTCTCACATCGAACAATAATGCATTCATTTCAAATATGAATCCATCTGCATCATTTGGTTCATGGGATCAATGTGCCACGAATGGTATCTGGGTAAAAGGTAATGTGACGGGTGAGACTTACAGAGCAACAAACTGGTATCATAGCACAGGTCGTGTTTCTGCGGCAACGTCAACAACAGTTACATTAGCATTCAGTGCTGGTGGTGCATCCGAAACTACTGATTATGTTGGCCAAAGAATGTACATTGTAAATGGTACAGGTAAGGGTCAATCTTCTATAATCACTGCGTATGATTCAAGTACAAGAATCGCAACGATTACTGGATCATGGGCAACAACTCCAGATACAACTTCTGTTTATACAATTGGTTTGTTGGAAACGACAGAAGAGGGTGCTTGCGCTGGCGTATTCTTAATACCTGGAGATACTTTCCGCACAGGTGAAAAAGTTCTTCGTTTAATTGACGATGAGTTTAATAACATTGAAAATTCTCGTACAAATGGCGATGTGAGTTTCTATGCTCAAGGTATTGTTGATACGAAACAAGAAACTGCGGTAACTGTATTTACGCCAACTGTAACAAGAAGTACCGTAAATGAGTCTTTCTCTTCATCAACTTCTTCGATCAAATCGACAACATCTACTGAAGTGCAAAGAAACGTTGTTATTGGATGGTATGATCCTCTAGCACAAACATTCTTGATCAACCCAAATACTTACGCACAAGGTATCGTGATTGATTCGGTTCGTGTGTGCTTCAAGACAAAAGATTCTACAGCACCGGTGGTTTGTCAAATTCGTCCTGTCGTAAATGGTTATCCATCAGCATCAACAATTTATCCATATGCTGAAAAGACTTTAACACCAGATCAGGTAAATCTGACAACAATACCCGATCTTAATGATCCGAATAAGTACACCGAATTTAAATTTGATGTGCCTATTTTATTGTTGCCGGGTGAACACTCATTTGTTCTGGTATCCAACAGTAATGGTTATGAGTGTTTCATTGCAGAAATCGGCGCTACAGATTTACGTACAAGTGTGAAGATTTCTGAACAGCCTTATACAGGTTCACTGTTCTTGTCGCAAAATGGTTCTACTTGGTCAGCGGAACAATTAAGTGACATTATGTTTAGTATTCGAAAGCGTGTGTTCAGTTCAACAGTTGGATATGGTTTCTTTGAATCGGACATGTCAGAATACAGTGCGAACTCTGTTTATGATGTTATGCAGGTAATGACAACCGATGCCGTTGTTGCTAATACATCTATTTTGTATGACTTCGTATCTGAACAAGAAACTGGCGGCCAACATCAGTTGTTGCCTATTGTACCAAACGAAGATTACGAATGTGATGATGGTTTTGGTAGAAGAATATTAAGTACAACAACTGGTAATACAACATTCCAGTTAAGAGCAACTTTGAGAAGTACCAATCCTGATATTTCTCCGATGATTGATTTAACTCGTTTGAATCTTCTGACGATTGAAAATAAAATTAATGTTCTGCCACTACAGAATACTGGATTTGTAATTACAAATGGTGGTTCAGGATATACTGGAAATGCCACAGTGACGTTCACTTATCCAGCAGGAACTCCAGGTCCCGCTCAAGGTTCTGGCGCCGCTGCTGTTGGCATCGTTACGGGTGGTGTATTAACAAGAATTGAATTAACTAACCCAGGAACAGGATATATTGCATCTCCGACTATTACATTGAATGCCAGTGGTGGTGTGACTGCTACTGCAATTTACAACGGTGAAGATCGAGCATTAGGAGGCAACTCAGACGTTCGTTATATTACCAAAAAACTTCAATTAGTTCCTGGTTTTGAAGCGGGCGATCTTCGTGTTTACATGGATGCTTATCGTCCTGCTGGTTCTGGTATTCTTGTTTACTATAAGGTATTGTCTGATTCAGATACAGCAAGTTTTGATGACAACAACTGGGTTCTTATGACAGAGGGATCAGCAACGAACAATTTTGTCTCTGCGAATAAGTATGATTATGCTGAATTAGTGTTTGCCCCTGGTACATATGGATCTGGAATTTTTGATAACCGCTTGTCTTATACATCAGCAAGTGGTGGAACATATAGAGACTTCTCTCTGTTTGCAATCAAAGTCGTATTATATGGCACAGACAAAGTTAATGTTCCTAAGTTTTCGCAATTACGTGTAATTGCTTTACCAGCATCAACTTTATCGACGACATAATCATGTTTGTACAAATTAAAGATAAGAAAAATTTAGTTCGTGATACGAGAAGTGGAGTTTTAATGAATACTGATCGTGAAGAATTTCAAGCATATTATGCTGAGAGGGATCAAAAAATAAAAGAACTACAAGAGAAACAGAACTTGGAAAATAAAGTAAATAAATTAGAAGAAGATATATCAGAAATTAAAAATCTTCTTCAACAACTTGTAACGAGAACATAAGATGGCAATAGATCAACTTTCAACAGCCAATACTTTTGAAGAGTGGCTAACTACCACCTCTACCTTGGTGGCGGTAGCCAACAATCTAACCGACAATACGGGTGGTGGATTTTATGCTAACTCTTCAATTTTTATTGAAGGTTCTGCTGCTTCTCTGAATGTTCGTACACTGGCAAACATCAATACACTAAGAGCAAACACAGCAAATCTTGCCAACGTTCTTTTCTTAGATAATGATGTAACAGTACCAAGAGATATAACGATTGGAAGAAACGCCAACGTAATCGCAAACATAACTTCTGTTAATGTTACAAATAGGTTGTTTGTTGGTGGCGATACTTTCTTATACGGCAATCTGACCATTTCGGGTAATACGACTTTAGATGCCATTGGGTTTAACGATTTGGCTGTGGCAGGCAATGCTAATATTGCTCAAACTTTAGTTGTTGTTGGAAACACGTTTGCTTCAAATGTAACTATATCTGGTAACATTACAAGAGCAAATGTTACAACAACACTGAATGTTGGTAGCAGTATCACAGCACCATTGGCAAACATTGCGAATATTGGATTATCATCTAGTTCACTTTCTGTTCCAGGAAACTTAACTGTAACCGGCACAACTTCAAATATTACTCGAAACTTAGTTGTTGGTGGTAATATTGCTGTAGCGAATATCACAAGTAATGCGTATATTGGTGGTGACGCATTCATCTACGGTAATTTAACAATCACAGGTAATACCACTTTAGATTCTATTGGTTTCAACGACCTAAGTGTTGCGGGTTCAATCAATGCGGCCAATTTAAATACAAGCACCGGCAATATTACAAATTTGGTCGGTCAAGCAAATACAGCAATTTATGGTGCAATTTCGGCGGCGATTGACTCATCAATTGCGTTTTCGATTGCCTTAGGCTGAATAAATACTGAAGGAAAACAGAGGATTTTATGGCAAATACGTTTAGAAATCAAACACTCAAAGCCGCCGGAACTACGGCACAAAATGCTTACGCCGCTGGTGCCGGTGTACAAGCAACTGTCATTGGTATGACGATTGCTAATATTACTAATTCACCTATTTCTGCGAATGTCATTTTAAGTGGTGGAAATATTACTGGTAATGTTTACCTAGTTCAAAGTGCTACAATTGCTCCAGGTGGTGCGTTAGTGCCCGTTGGTGGTGATCAAAAACTTGTTTTAGAAGCCGGAGATTATTTACAGGTTAACACTTCAATCGCATCTTCTGCTGATGTTATTACCTCAATTCTGGAGATTACTTAATGGCATACATTGGTAACAATCCTGATGTAAATGCTTTTACGATAACCCTTGATAGTTATAGTGGTACTGGTGCTTGCACTCTATATACTTTAACTAGAAGTATCAGTGATCCAAATGCTATAGAAGTTGTTGTAGATGGTGTAATTCAAACACCAACAACATCTTATATTATTATAAGTGGTGTTTTGGCATTTGATGAAGCACCACCTGTGGGAACGAACAATATTACGGTTCGTTATCTTGCACCAGTTGTGGTTACCTTTAATCAGGTCACGGCTTCACAAATACAACCAAACTCTGTAACACAAACAGCAATCGCAGTGAACTCTGTAACAAACGAAAAAATTGCAAACAACACTGTTACGGGCGAAAAAATCAGTTCACCAGCAGACATCTTTGATGATGCATTTTTATTTGGCGGAATGTAAAAAGGAAAAACTCAAATGGCAAGAGCATATAAAATTTTAGGTCAATCAAACCCATCAGCAAATGTATTGTCTACATTGTACACTGTACCCGCTGGTAACTCTTCAATTATTTCGTCAATTACTATTGCGAACTTAAATGAAAATGCGACTGTTGGGGGTGCATTTAGAATATCAGTAAACACATCAAGTGCTGCTGTTTCGAATGCTAGTTACATAGCGTATGGCGTCAACGTGCCAGGTCGTGATGCGATTACGTTGACACTTGGCTTGACACTTAATGCGGGTTCAATTGTATCTGTGAATGCAAACAGTTCATTACTTGCTTTCTCAGCATTTGGCACAGAAATATTTTAATTGGAATTTATAAATGGCTCTAAATAGAATCTCCGTAAGTAGAGTATCTCTCAAACGAATGACTGTGCCAGGATTTGGCACTGCTGGTGGTAGTGGTGGCGATATTACACCAAGCGTTGGCGTTCAAGTGTTTAATGAAAGTTCAACTTGGACTGTGCCACAAGGTGTAACAACAATTGAATACCTTATTGTTGCTGGTGGTGGTAGTGGTGCTGGTGGCTATGCGGCGGGTGGGGGTGGTGCTGGAGGTTTTAGAACGGGTGCGGGTATTACTGTAACGCCTGGCACAACTCATACAATTATTGTTGGTGCGGGTGGTGCGGGCACTCCTTCATATGCTGTTACTGGTGCAAATGGTTCAAATTCAGGAATCTGGTCTGCATCACCATTTCCTGCTATTTGGTCATCGGGTGGTGGCACAGGTGGAGCAGGGGGACCGGCTGGAGGTAGTTCTGGACCCACTAACGTTAATGGTAGTTCTGGGGGTTCTGGGGGTGGCGGTAGCGGCAATTCAGGTGGTTCTGGAGGTTTAGGAAATATCGGTGGATATACAACCCCACCCGAAGGTGGTAATGGTTCCAATGGTTTCTTTTCACCGTCTGGTGCGGATAGGCTGGGTGGTGGCGGCGGTGGCGCAGGAAGTGTACCTACTTGGTCTGGTGCCAATGGCGCAGTTGGTTTATTCTCAACAATTTCTGGTGCTAATACTGCATATGCTGGTGGTGGGGGAGGTGCATATCCACAAGGCGTTCAAGCCGGTGGTGGAGGTTATGCCCCCTATGGAACATTAGAAGGAACTCCTTTCGGCGGTGGTGCTGGTCAAAAACAGGGCGGTTATCCTTTCTCTCCAACAGTCATAAATGCTACAAGTGGAAATAATAATACTGGTGGTGGCGGAGGTGGTGGTAATAACCCAACTGGAGAATCGACGGGAAGTGGTGGTTCGGGTGTGGTCGTTCTCAAATGGACATTTGGTGACACAACAAATCAAGTTTTTGTTTTTTCAAATACATCACCATTTAGAATACCCGATGGTGTCACACAAATTGATTATTTGTTGATCGGTGGTGGCGGTGGTGGTGGAGTACAAGTAGGTGGTGGTGGGGGTGCCGGTGGAGTTATTACAGGCACAGGTTATCCCGTAGGTCCAAATCAACTTTACACAATTCAAATTGGTGCGGGTGGCGGTGGTGCTTCTGGTGGAGTGCCAAGCACTACGATTGGTGCAAATGGCACGAATACTGTTCTCTCCGCAGGCAATACAGCAAACACTATTTTACTTACTGCTATTGGTGGTGGTTATGGTGGCAGTTTCCAAGCATTTCCTGCGGCCGCAGGTGGTTCTGGTGGAGGGGGTGGTGAGACTCCAACGAATTCAGGGGGCACACTAGGAACATTAACACACACTTCTCAAGGATTTGGTGGTGGTGTTGGTTCTCCTGGTAACATTGGTGGAGGCGGCGGTGGGGCTGGAGGTCTTGGTGCTGCGGCCATCAGTCCTCTTGGTGGCAATGGTGGTATAGGAATATTTT